ATCATACCGCCCATATTCTTCTTTACGGTCTTCTTCTTCTTCTTTTTCTTCTCTACCTCTGCTTTTGCAACCTTACGGGCAAGTCGAGAGCCGCGTTTCCCTTCTTCACCTCTAAATAAGTCCATACCACGCGTTGCCACATCTTGTATGGCTGCTCTAGGAGATAAAGCACCTAAAGGACTTTTTTCTCGAAATTGTGCTGAAGAAGTAGCGGCAGGCAATGTTTCCTTAAACCCATCACCAAGCTCTTTACTAGAGTAATAAGGTTTACCGGGCATAACTTTTATATTTTTTTTCTTGTCAGCCATATCAAGATCCTTTCATAGATATCATTTTAGCAGCACGTACGCCCTGTTTGGCTGCGCCGCGCCCGCGTACTTTGCCACCGTTGCTATACTTAACTGTACCGCCCATATTTTTCTTTTTAGCAGGCTTTCCAACTTTTTGGTTTTCGCTTTTTACTCTCGTAGAATACTTTTTGCCATCAAACATAAAAACGCCGTCAGGGCCTTGTTCTTCTCGGGCTTTATTAAAAGCCGCCCCAAACGAACTTCTTGGCTTAGGGCCTTCTGCATCCGTAGCGATAGTATCGCTCATGGCTTGATTTGGGATATCCATGGGTAGGCCCCGAGTAATAACATCGTCTTCCATTGGTATCTTTGGGAAGTTTTCAGAGGATATAACTCTTTTACCCGCAGCATATTTTTTAGGTTTTTTCATGTTCAACATTTCCAACGTTTTCTAGCCTGTCTCAAACGGCTGTTAGGATCTTTAGCTGCTTTAGGGAATTTCTTCATCTGGCCTGCTGATCTAGCACAATAAGATTTGCGTCTATTAGCGGCTTTACTCCCGGATTTAACTTTGCCTGTGACAGCAGTCTTTAGTTTACTGCCGGGGTTTTTACTGCGGTATGAGGCTACACCAGCCCTAGTCATACCTGCGCCAGATTTAGTAGGCCTAAAGTTTTTCTTGTTCCTAGCGGGCATATTATCGGGTTTACGTACATTACCCCCAGATTTATAGTATGCCCGCATAGAACTACCCTACATAAAATACTGTCATAGACGAAAGGTCCGCTACAGAATACGTAACATACCCACCACCAACGAAGAGTATACCGTCATCGGGTACATCCGGGTACTGCGTGGTATTCGCGGAAGCTACAGTATTAAATTGCATCCGTACCGTACCCGTACCAGAGCCTTCTCTAAACGTAATTGTGCCCGCCGTACCAGTATTTACTGCATACAAACCACGAAGCCGTAGCCTACCCCGGAATATGGGAGAAGCAATAGAAGCACCGGAACCAGCACTTACGTTACCCGCAGGGTTACCTACCGCTGCTATCTGGCTAATTGTAGTGAAGAAAGTAGAACCTGTAGCTGTACCCGCGTTTGCGCCGGTAATAGATTCAGTAACAGCATCGCCCTGCTCATCTGTACCGGTTACCGTAAAGGACTTGCTGGAATCATTTCCAGCACTCAGGATAGTTATGTTACGGGGTTCGTCGAATGTAACGGCCCCACCGGAAGTAAGTGCGCCCCCGAGGACCAAATTAGCGTTATTACCCACAGAAGCGGCAACCGAAATACCATCGGCATCTATAGCTGCAGCCTCTATAAATGTAGATTGAATGTCAGAAGACATATAAATCCTCCTTAAAAAGGGTGAGAGCAGTTAAACCCTCACCCATTAGACCCATTAAGATATAGTCGCAATAGGAGTAGATAGGGCCGTTGCCATCCAAGTAGAATTGGTCCCGTCATCGACAACACATGTCATCGAGATGCGGGCATTAGCCACTGTTGAATTTGGCAAGGTCAATGTATCGCCCGCAACATCGCTAACGGCGTTAGCCGCAGTACCTGCCACAAGCGACAGCATACCTTGGAAATTAGACACTGCGCTACCGGGCAGTACGAATGTGGTTGTCACACTTCCGCCGACAGCTACAGTAAGCTGAAAGTCATACGTCACACCTACGTTACCTGTAGACAACGCTGGAAGGTTAACAATATTTGCCGCTGCACCGTTAATCAAAAACAAAGTGCCAGATTGAGCCGCCGTCAAGGTCTCTGTTTTTGCCCCCGCTGCGTTAAAATCTGTGTTAACAGAGCGTAGGCCAGTAATTGCGCCCGTTACAGAAAGAGCACCTGTGAGAGTCGAGGCCCCCGTGACAGCAAGAGTGCCTCCAACAGAAGCGTTTGTTCCATAAGTACTATTCGTAGTTTCAACGCCGGTACTATCGGCAACGCTAATATCTTCAAAACCGTTTTTTGAGCGGACGGGTCCGTTAAAAGTCGTATTAGCCATGTTCGTCTCCTGTCGTGGCTAGTGTCAGTTTCGGGATGAAACTGTCAGGGATAATTTATTATAGAACAAAAAAAGGGGAGTAGCAAGTACTCCCCTTTCAATATCAAGCGCGATACCTTATGCGCCCGGCGAACCATATATCCCAAGAGGATCAGATACACCGAACGAATAACGTTCCCGTGCCTTGTAGCGACTGTTACCCGTGTCGAAGTCAGCATCCATAGATGTAGACATCGGAGTACGCGTAAAGTGCTTCAAGCCATTGGGCACATCAGTCATAAGGAACCATGCGTCCGTGTCAGTCAGATAATGATTAACCGAATAACCTTCAGGAATAGAACCGTTATTCTTGATGGCATTGACATCATTATCTGCCGTACCTACACGTCCCTCGGTTTCCAATAGCCGCGTAGCAACAAACTGCAGTGCGGGCGGAATGACGAGCTTCTTGGGACGAGCCGCAATCAACAAACCACGCTCGTCTGTCCAACCAGAGATCTGGATAACGGCGGCTTCAAGAGAAGTCTCGTTAAGATCTGCAGCGGTAGCGGGCCTGTTTGAATTGACACCACCCGAAACAAGCGGATGTGAGGTAGAGCAAAGCACTACACCGTCACCGTAGGTCGTAGCAAAAGCATCATTTAGGATAGCCGACGCTTTGACCTGTTTCGTGTAAGCCATAGCGCGGGCGAGAGCCTTCGTATAACGAGCAGACAAAGAGTCATACAAGTTATCCTCAACAGCTTCCTCAGTAACTGAGAATCCCATCGCAATGGTTTCATGTGTGTAACGAGCCGTCCATGCTTCCTGTGCATTATCATATTCGATGGCAGCGCCTTCGTTTTTGACTGGTGCAGCAGAAAAGCCTGAAAGTTTCGTTTCTTCCTCAAAAGAACGGTCGGAAGATTCTGATTCAAAAATCTCCTTATGTTCTTCACCGTACTTAGCATACTCCATACCAAATAGAGCATTAAGGCCGGGGAGGAGTTCTTTGAGTAATTGAGCGCGTGAAATAGCCATTTTACATTACTCCCCTAAACGCCGGTTGTGTTGTCGAACATGTGACCAGCATTCCACTTGACGAGCACTTCAGGGAAGGCCGTCGTAGAAGTTTGGGTATCAGTCACAACATCAACAACTCTAAGTGGGAACGTAGCGGTAGTAGCAGAAGTATCATCAATAGCAATTTTTGAATTACCAGTGACAGTACTACCCGCATTATCCACCATTTGTACGTTCGCCCCAATATCAATAATACCAAGGTCAGCCATTACAATCGGTGTAGTAGCAGCCGCAGACGAAATGACTGCAACTTTGAAAAGCACATCCCGAGCGTCCACAATAAACGCACGAGCGTCACTAGCGACTGTGCTAGCGGGCCAATACTGTTTAAAAGTAGGTTGAGATGTACCGGGGTCCGTAAACGAACACCCAAGAAAAACGCCAATAGGCGTCATTGCGGCATCTGCAGCATCACGTTCTACAGTGCCTCCGGTTACAAGTTTAACGACATCCCCGTAAAAGATATCAGTGGCATAAGCACTAGCAATACGATACTGCCGTGTTACACCAGCATAAGGGGTGCCGCTAATCATTTTAACCGGTTTTAGTCCGTAAGGACCACTTACCGTTGGATAAGCCATTGCTTATAACTCCCGAGCTAAATGATTAAGTTCCATTACCAAAAGTGACCTTCGACTGCCTATCATTAAAGAGTGGCATACGAGGATCGTTCTCTCGCATCAGGTTGTTATCAACTGAATTGATCTGCGCTTTACTCTGTTCACCAAAGTAATCGTTACGCTCTTCAACCAATTCTTTTGGAGCCTTACAAAGCATCAATCCCCCAATCACAACATTATCGGCAAACTTTTCTTGTTCGACGGTAACCATTGTAATCTCTGGGTGATCTACTGCCTTAACAGGCTCCCAACCTTCGCGTAATTTTGAGGAAACATTAGTGGCATCAATTTGACCTAGTGTAGCTACACGGACCCAATGAAATTCATAACCCGGCTCGGGAGTAGGTGACGGAAGCACCTCGGGGCGCTGCCAAGCCTTCTTACGGGTCGTTTTTTCTCTAGTCGTCTGCTCACGATTAATTCGATTATCAGCCATCTGTATCTTTCCTCATTTCTATTGCAACCTGTTTGGCGTAATTTTCAAGAGGAACTCCTAAACGTTTCGCTAGATTCACTTGTGTTTTTGTTAGTGTAACCTTTTTAGGGGAAACACTCCGCGTAGCGGGCGCAACAACATTAGCTTTACGTTTTGGCGTTTCTACTTCTTCGGTGCCCCCAAGTTCCTCGGGGAACATTTTCTGCATACGAGCGTTAATAGTCTCGTAGTATCCATCACTTTGCGGGTCTACACCCGTTTTAACAAGTTTATTATGCAGCCCCAATACATAGCTTGTCATCTCATCGTCTGATCCAAACCACGGATTGGCTTCTGCCCATTCGTTAGCTTTCGGATCAGCCGGTACTGGAGCCGGTTGTTCCGTATTACTTTGTTCTACAGAAACTTCTTTTTCCTGTAAAGGGGGTACTTTTATACTTTCTAATTTGTCTGCTCTTATCTTAGCGGTAGTTAATTCCTCTTGGGCTTCTATAACCGCTTCTGAATCACCTGCTTCATACGCGTCTTTATATTTACGTTTGGCTGATTCTAGTTCAGAGGACATAGCACGTTTTGCTTGGTCTAAAAGTACACTCTGGTTTTTGTTTACCGCCCCTTTGAGATTACTATTCTCCGAGAGTAGTTGTTGAGTGTACCGCTCAAGTTCCTCACGCTCGCGTAGTGCTTCTTCTTTTGCACGCCGCTCGTCATGATAGCCCTTACTAAAATGCTTTATACGTTTGCGAACTTTATCAGAATAATCTTCAAGTTCCTCATCGGTAACATTTTCAGGTGGCTCAGAAGCCTTACGGCCTTGGTCAGCTTCTGGAGTATCATCAACAACTTCGACTTCAACTTCAGCTTCTACTTCTCGTTTAGTTTCTTCCTCGGGTTCTACGTCATCAGAAGAACCTACAGTACGAGCACTAGAAGATTCTATTTCGATTTCAGTAGTTTCTCCCTCTTCAGATTCAGGGAACTCAAACTCTACTTTTTCAAAAGGCATACCTATCTCCTACACATTGCAGACACCACGAGGGTCAGGAATAACTGCCTCGATGGAATCGTCATTCATAAGGCGAAACTCTTTGCCATTAACTTTAAATCGTGTCCCTGTATTCATACGGAACATGACGTAATCGCCAACTTTACACCAAGGCCCTTTAGAGAACCGTTCTTTATCTGAATACGCATCGGCCCCCATATCTATAACGACTCCCATAATAGACAGGATGTACTCTTTGTGCTTTTCAGAGTCTGTTTTGATAAGAGAGCTACCTTGATAGTGGTCGTCGATGTCTGGTAACGCTACTAGCAGCCTATACCCGGCGGGTATAGGAAGTTGTGCTTCTAACTCATCGTCGCTAGCAATAGCTTGTACTGCTGATCTAGTCATTGTCTTCTTTCATATAGTTACGCGAGAGGTCTTCTATATTTAACAATGCGGATTCGAGACCCCGAATTAACCCGCACACTTCCTTGTATTGGGCGTAATCCTTAGATCCACCCCCAGCAAGAAATTCTATTGCAGAGACTTTATCTGTCTCGATACGTTCTTTAAGCACGTCAAAGACGGTCTTCGCCATAACCTACTAAACCTCCAATATTAAAGGATGCCTTTTTCTCTCAGCACGAACGCAATCGCAGCAGCGCCAACCGCCACCATAATCACGATAGGCTGGTCGATCAGGACACCGATGCCTACTCCGCCAACGGCACAAGCCGCATACGAGGAAGGTTCTTTCATTCTATCTTCAATCCATTTTACCATTTGTTTATCCTTCAGGGTTATTGGCCTTTATTCTGGCCGGTAACTACCTTGAAAATTTCAAGGTCTAAGTTATCAGATTGTCGTTTTGTATCCGCGTCAATCTTTAGTTTATTGCTCTTCGCATCTAAAACTACCCTAGCCTGCTCATTCTCCACTCTTTGAGCAGATATAGCCGCATCGGCTTGATCTTTCTGGGATTTACGTTGTGCTTCTGCTTGTTGTAAGGCTGAATCAGCCTGATCTTTCTGGCCTTTACGCTGTACTTCTGACTGCTTAACAGCAAGTTCTTCTCGCTGTAGTTGAAGAACAGGATCTTGCGCTTGCTCTTGTGCTTGCTTCTGTGCGGCTTCCTGCTGATGAGCCTGTGTAAGTTGTTTGCCAGCATCAGCAACGACCCGTGCAAGTTGGATCTCCACTTCTTCAGATAATTCCGCACCGGGCGCTGGAAGCGGTGCGCCAAGTTTCTCTTCTATTTGCTTACGGTAATTAAACCCTAGATGCTCGGCTATATGGGCCTGTAGAGCCGCCATAATCTGCTGTGCTTGCGGGTTCTGCCCAATTAACTGGGCAACCATAGGATCTTGCATAAACGCCATGTGTGCCCCGATATGAGCCTCGTGGTCTTGGTAGATAAATGCCTTCATAGGTTTTACAGACAACGCGGCCATGTTCTCACTTACAGGATCAGCAGGTTTTGCATCATCGTCTGTAGGAACAAGTTTGTCTGCATTCTTGACCCCAAGAACCTCAATCATCTGTCTATGTAATTGGGGTAGATCGTAGATCTGTGGTGCAGACTGAGACATCTGCAAAACAGCCTGATACTGCACGACCCGTTGTGCCATCGTAGAGCTATTTGGGTCACTAACAGGGATCACGTCTACCAACGTATAGTCAGCTTGCCTAGCACTAACTTCACCACGAAGGGGCTGGTAGGCGTACTCAGCAGGGGCGTATTCAGCCATGATAGCTTTGAGGAGCTTAAACTCCTGCTTCATAGCGTAATGGACGCGGGCCTGTACTGCAGCCATCGGCTTGAGGGTACGTTCGAGTAATGCTAGCGTTGTACCTACAGGGGCATTAGCGGACATATCAGAGATGTTCATATCACTGATAGCGCCAAGCCTACGGCCCTCGTTGGTAATCTTGTCTAGTAACTGGAGGAGCGTATTAGACGGCTCCTTGTAGGGCAGGAAGCTGATGTTGTCCCGTATAGACCCACTAGGCACATCTACATCACGGAACTCACCCGGTTCAATAGGAGTATCATCTCCCTTGATACGCATACCACGAGATTTTAGACCACCCGGCAAGTTAGATAGTGTACCTGCGTCTACAAGCTGGCGGACAATAGAAGTACCCGCCCGTGCGTAACCACCAATAATATGGATAAGCCCTAGCCCGTAGAACCCAAAGCCCGGTACATATACATAGTGTACAAAATGCTGGCGTTTTAACATGAGAGGGTCTTCTGGCTCCCAGTTACGTCGGATAGCCAGTACTTCAGAAGTACCCCGCTCAATCGTTACTATGTAGGGTTTGGCAATATCGTCATCCGAATCATCGTAACCCTCGATCACAATATCTGCATGTACTTCGTATATTGCGTATCGATCATCGTCTGTTATAGAATACCCGCCCTCTTCGGCTTTACGCTCCTCTATGTCGGTATGGAACGGTTGCGGGTCGTCTAAATCTACTTCGCGGTAGAAACCATTAGCTTGAAGTTTTTTAAGGTCGTTCTTGGTCTTACGCATGATATGCGTAACACGTTCAGCACTTTCAATATGAGATGCACCATAAGGAACAATAACGTCTTCAGCAGGGATATAGACAGCCATCTGCCGTCCCATGTTCGGGTCGTAGTAGACTTTCTTAAACGCTGACCCGGCAAGACCAAGGCTATACAACATACGCTCATGTTCTGGGCGATACTCAACCATTCGCTCAGTGAGTTCATAGTTCATATCCGCCTTCACGCGGGCAGCAGCTTCGTCTTTCTCTTTAGTCTCTTTCCCAAGTACTTTAGTCTTGACCGGCCCTGCTGCGGGGAAAGTCTCACTCATAGTCTCCGCTTGGAACCGGATAGCCGCTTCGGCAAGCACGGTGGAGAATACACCACATGCGCCGTCCCACGGGTCAGTACGTTCTTCGTACTTAAATCCTAGTACATCTAGCCCTTTAACAAACGTATCCGCCCACTCTTTACGGCTATCAACGTCGGCATCGACCATACCAATAATTTCGTCTGCTAACTTGTTAAGCTCACCTTCGTCCATTGACTCAGCAATATTAGCGTCGAAATCGTCATCGTCCCCTCCTTCTTCGCCGGGGATTATAGTAATCTCTACACTACCATCGTCCAGAGTAACCATATCCGGGTTAACAATTTCAATCTCAAGCCCTTCGCCCATGCCTTCTTCGATGTCTTCATCGAGACCCATAGGGGCAGAATACATTCCTTTTTCAATAGCCATCATCTATTCCTTAATAATACCCGCCACTACGTTGTTTAAAGTACCGTATTTCCTCTGGTTCATCAGAAGGTAACCGTATAAACCCACCTTGCCTAAACCTCATAAGAGCCATTACAGTCGAGTCAACCAGATCATCATGGCTCATAAATGGGAACCCAGCAATTTCTTCTACAAGTGTTTCTGCCCAACGGGTAGCCGGTACCCATACTAGTTCAGATGCTACAATATCAGCAACAGAGTTCAAACGCGCAAGTTTATCCCCCGACCCTCTATGCGGAGTGTACTCCTGTACTGGGAGGCCCATCCTACGCATCTCTTGATACAAGGCTGTACCGGAACTCTTTTTCTCAACTATAAAAGAATCTGGTTCCCACGCTTCATATTCTTCCAACGCCATAGTTTTCAGTTCAGGAAACTCCATACGTTTCTTGATACTATTTAACAGTATTATATTATGTGCGCCAGTCTCTTCATTTAAGAAGACCCCCCACGTAGTAAGCGCCGTGAAATCGGCACGGTTGTGTGACTCTGCTGCAGCATCGAGAGACATAATAATATACTCACACACCGGAGCCTCTTTATCCCCCCACTGCTGCCACCAATCCCGCTTAACAATAGACGCTTCTTCTGCCGTGGGTTCCTGTTGATACTGCGCGTTCCACTGAAACGCGGGCATAGACGCTTTAGTACGTAGTAGCGCGTCCAGATCAAAGAACTCCGGCCATAAAGGCTTTTCGGTGTAACCCGAACCCTTTTTGTTAGGTACTTCAATTATAGCTGGGAACTCAACTATATCGTACTGGTCAGCCAGATCATTATGAACCATATCCGCAACAACGCGGCCTGTAAGATCGTCCATATGCCATCTGGTTTGGATAATCGCTACACGACCACCCGGCATCAAACGAGTACGAGCACCATAAGTAAACCACTCATAAGCCTTCTCAAAGACCCCGAAGTTACCATTAATGACATCCTGTTCTGAATGCGGGTCATCAATAAGAAGAAGATCGGCACCACGACCAGCGATAGACGACCCGATACCACATGCGTAGTATTCTCCTCCAACATCCGTATTCCACCTACCGGCAGACTTAGAATCCACTGCGAGGGCCACGGTCGGGAAGATAGCCCTATACGCATCGGTGGCGATAAGATTACGTACTTTACGCCCAAAATCTACCGCGAGATCGGTAGTATGGGACACCATCATAACTTTCTTATTCGGGTTACGTCCCAAGAACCACGCAGGGAAAAAGATAGAGACCAACTGCGACTTACCATGACGTGGGGGGATATTAACACATATACGATCCTTATCCCCTCGCTCAATGCCCATGAGCATATCACCCAACATACGGTGATGTTTGCCAACAATATAATCTGACTGCATCTGTTTACAGAACTCGATTAGATCATCATGGGCTTTCTGGTTGTGATCCCGCGTGGATAACTCGTCTACAAGAACATCTATCTCCGCTAGTTCATCCGAGGTGTAATCCTCTAGATTACTAAGAAGGTGTTCTATCTCCTCTCCCGTGAAATCTAGTTCAGGCATGAGCACTATTCAGTATCTGCTTCAACGAGAGTATCTGTATTGTTTACTTTAACCGCCATCTGCTCGAACGTATTAGCAGCAGATATTAATGTAAGATCTTGTAGCTCTTGTTTAGTAACTGCTGTGTCCCCATCTAACGTGTTCAGATAATACGTATTCCCGGTCTTAAAGGTCTCGAAGGGGCGGGGTGTTCGGCAGAAAAGATACACAAGCCGTTCAGCCCGTTCTCCTACTACATATCTAACTAGGGGGCGGTCCTCTATACTCAATGACTCATGCCCAAATACTGTAGTGCCGTATACAGAATGTAGCGCACCTGCTGCACATACCTCTTCCGCTGCTCCCAAAGACCTTAATATATTGCAGGTATTCATCAAATGCTCCAACAACGTACGACCACTATGACGAGTAGTGGCCGCACCAGACAACTCTAGAAGCTCTTTAAGTTGGCTCACTCGTCTTCCTCCTCCTCGTCGTCGTCGTCGTCGTCGTCGTCGTCGTCGTCGTCGCCCTCATCCTCTCCTTCTTGTACCTCTGGCCCCATCTTACAGACTAATGTAGCCCTCATTACGTTGCATGCTCGGCTGACAGAACGGGCTGCATGGAACCGATTACTGGGAAACACGAACAACCGCCCGTAACGGGGCAGCACAGAGTCCGATATATCGTCTGCGGCTTCGTTTAACACAACGGT